AGAACATCTACAGAATCTTTTACAAACTCTCTTGAAAAAAACAAGTTCTCCATGCGAGAATACTTCCGTTATGCTGGAGGTGCTACTAAAACATTTGGTAGATTATTTAAAGCAGAATTTGACACAATTGGCAAGGTAGCAGAAGATCGTGTAAAGAAACTTCAGACACAATATGTTAAGTTAGGCCGTGATACTAGCGGTGCAATGAGAGCAATTTCTGTAACTCCAACTTCATTAAATATGAAGGACTATGGAACTCAGGTTGCATTAGCAGCACAAAAGCAAGCGCTATTTAATCAATTAATGAAGCAGGGTTCAACTAATCTTTTGAACTTTGGTAAGAATACACAGTGGGCAGGCCGTCAGTTGATGGTTGGATTTAGCATACCGCTTGCATATCTTGGAACTGCTGCTGCCAAAACATTTATGGATCTTGAAACACAAGCAATTAGATTTAAGCGTGTTTATGGAGATATGTTTACAACAACAGAGCAAACAAATAAGGCTCTTGATGATGTAAGAAACCTTGCAGAAGAATTTACTAAGTATGGTGTGGCAGTTGTAGACACTATGAAGATGGCAGCAGATGCTGCAGCAATGGGTAAGACTGGAGCAGACCTTACTGCACAGGTTGCACAGGCTACCAGACTTGCCGTTCTTGGCGGGGTAGAGCAAGGACAAGCACTAGAAACAACCATATCTATTACAAACGCATTTGGCACAGCAGCAGAAGATTTAGCAAAAAAGATTAACTTCCTTAACGCAGTTGAAAACCAGACTGTTGTATCTATTGAAGATTTAACCATTGCAATTCCTAAAGCAGGTCCAGTTGTAAAGCAACTTGGTGGAGACGTAGAAGATTTAGCATTCTTCCTAACAGCAATGAAGGAAGGTGGTATTAATGCATCAGAAGGCGCTAACGCACTTAAGTCTGGTCTTGCTGCTTTAATTAATCCAACAAAGAAAGCATCAGAAATGCTTGCTGGGTTTGGTATTAATATTAAATCAATTGTTGAAGGTAATCAAGGTAATATTAGACAAACAGTTATTGATTTTTCAAGAGCATTAGATACACTAGATCCACTTAATCGTGCTCGTGCTATTGAACAACTATTTGGTAAATTCCAATTTTCACGTCTTTCTACTTTATTTCAAAACGTAACAAAAGATGGAACTCAGGCATCTAAGGTCCTTGGTTTAACAACAAATTCAGTTGAACAACTTGCTATTATGTCTGAGCGAGAACTTGGAACGATTGAAAATGCTGTTGGAACTAAATTTAAAAAAGCAATACAAGACTTAAAACTAACTCTTGAGCCTATTGGAAAAACATTCTTAGAAGCAGTAACGCCAATAGCACAATCAATTGCTGGACTGTTAGATAAATTTAATAATTTAGGTGCAGGAACAAAAAAGTTTATTGTAGTTGCTACTACACTTGTTGGAATTATTGGACCAGCATTATTAATGACATTTGGTCTGCTTGCTAACGGTGCAGCAAATATTGTAAAACTATTTCTTGCTATGCGTGGAGGATTCTTAAGGCTTGGTGGAAATACTAAGATTCTTTCTGAACAAACTAATTATTTAAATACTGAACAACTTGAAGCAGCAACAGTTGCAGCATCTCTTAATCAAGCACACTCAAAACTCACACAACAATTTACCATGGAGACTGCAGCAGTAAAACTACTTCGTAATGCTTATGTTGAGGCAACAATAGCAGCAGCAAATTTTGCTAGAACAAATCCAGGAATGATGATGCCTGGAGGTAAAGGTGGAAAAGCACCAAAGAAATTTAATTCTGGAACAAAAAATGTACCTGGATATGCAAAGGGCACTGATTCAGTACCAGCAATGCTTACTCCAGGAGAGGCGGTAATCCCAGAACCAATTGCACAAGATAATAGATTTAAACCACTGGTTGCAGCATTGGTATCTGGTGAAATTAAAAAATATGAATCAGGAACAGTTAATGTTGGTGGCAGATCTTTCACAACAAGAAGCCAGTCTGCAGGTCTTAATCTTCAGAGCAAAATTACAGAATTAATATCTAAAGGATATTCAGAAGAAAAAATTGTTAAGGCTTTAGAAAAAAATATTGAGCGTGGTCGCCCAATGACTGCATCACAACTTGAAAGAAGACTATCTATTGGTAGAGGGGCTGCAGCAGGAACATCAGCACCTTCTAGAATAAAGAAACTTGCAAAACAGTCACAGTCTGGTTTCATGGGTGAGACTCGTGCAATAAAAGAAGTTTTAAAACGTCAAGGAATTATTTTAACTCCAGCACAAGAAAAGAATTTATTTAATGTTCAGGCTTCTCATATTGAAGAAGTAAGAAATGCTGGAGTAAAAGAATGGAATTCTAAAAATCTTGTTGCAGACCTAGGATATGTAAATAATTATTTAAATACAGTAAAAGGAAAACTTGGACAACAACTTCTTGGAATGTCTGATGATCAACTTAGATCAATGGGTATAGATAGAAATGAACTTAAAAAATTACAATCTGGAACACACCCAACAAATGCTAGAGCAGCAGAAACATTACGTGCTGTTGCTAGATATGACGCATCAATCAATCCAAACTCTTATCAGTCAAGGGCTGTAGTTGCTGGACTAGAGTATCGCTCAAAGAGTAATTTTTATTCTCAACCAATGAAAACATTAGCAGACATAACAACTGCAAAAATTAAAAAAACTAAAAGCGGTGTTGTTGATGGTCAAACAGGAATAGCAAAACCTGCAAGAGTAATGACAACCAGCGGAGCACCAAGTGAAAAAAGACAGGTTGCTGTTGGCAAAGGCGAAGTAGTATTAAATAAAAAGACAACAACAGCATTAAAATCTGGAAAACCAGCAACGGTTCTTGGACTTGGAAGATTTAGAATGATTAATAGTCTTGTTGCTGGAGCAGAAGATGGTATTCCAACAGAACAAAAAACTGGAAGCACAACAATGGGTGCTGCAACACAGTCTGCAAGATTGTCTAGAGCACAACTATTGGCAGCAACAGAAAAAATTAGTTTAAAAGAAGCAAAACGTAGAATTGCTGCAGAAGTAAAACTTACAAACTCAATGGAAGAGTCTACAAAGGCTCAAATGACAGCAAAAGAAAAACTTTCTGCATTTAGTGGTAAAGCAAGTGTTGGTATTGGTGCAGTATCTGGTCTTACAATTGCAGCATCTTTTGCTGGTGGCAAATTAGGAGAAATGGCACAAAAGATTATGCCATTTGTATTTGGTCTACAAGGATTGGTTATGTTGCTTCCATTGCTTGCAAATCCTTTTGTAGCAGCCGTTGCAGGTTTTGCACTTCTAGGTGGACTTGTAATAAAAATGTCTAAAGATATTGAAAAAGCAAGAAAAGAAGGAATAAATCTTGCACAAGCAATGAGCATGACATCAGGTAAATTAATTGCATTATCAACAGTTGCTGGAACCGTTAGTGCTACTGAAGAGGCAAATAGAAGACAACAAAATATTATTTCTGGGACAACTGATGCACAAAGAAGGTTTGGACAAAATACTCTTGAAAGTGAAGTTGGAAAACAAATACTTGCAGACATAGAAACTCAAGCCAAAAGTGGTCAAACCATAAAAGATATTTCTGCAAATCTTGCTAATAATTTAGCGGTTGCAATAGTACAAGGAGCAGTTACAACAGATCAAGCAAGAAGCATTGCTGCAGCGTTGGGAGAAAAACTTGGAAGTTATGAAATCCCAGCATTAGTAAGTGGAAAATTAGTGAGCCTTCTTGGACCCAATGGAGAAAATCTTGCAACAGATCCACTACAAGTAACTTTGCAAATACAAAAAGAGTCAATGCAAAGACAGTCAGAGTTTTTTAAGACAGCAATATCTTCTGCAATAAGTGAATCAACAGCACCAAATGTTTTGGCTAGAGTTGCTGGATTTGGACTAATAGCAGCAGGTGCAGCAACGGCCTATCTTAGCGCAGGGACTCTGGCAATTCCAGGAGCAGCAATGGCAGCAACTGGTGCGGGGGCTATGGTTGGTGGAGAAGCAGATGCAAATAAAAGAAAAGCAGTAAATGTTAAACTTGCAGCAGCAGCAGTACAACTTGGAATAGAACAAGTAACGCAAAATAATGGACTTGTTGACTCACTAAATAAACAATATGATACTAAAATTAAAATGGCAAAAACTGAAGGGGAAATAAAAGCCCTTGAAGATCAAAGAGCAGCAGGTATTGTAAAACTAAATGCTTCTAATGCAACAGCCTTAAACTTTTTAATACAACAAAAAAATGCTTTAGGGTCAGAGGCATTTACAAAAGGAATTAATGCATCAGTAGATGCTCTCTATAAAGAAGGACCAATGAAGGTTTTTGCTGATGAGGCAAAGAAATCTCTTGAAGGACTAAAGGATAGTCAATTTAAAGCAACCTTGCAAATCGGTTTTGCATCTGGAGAGTTTAATCCAATAACAGTTAAAAAAATAATTGATATAGCAACAAGCAACAAAGACTTTGAAACAAAAGTAAAGTTTTTAATTGAAAAAGAAGGTTTTGCAAATGCAGATACAGTTATACAATTGCTTTCAAAAACAGGAGCATCAAATAATACAATAGATATTTTATTAAACTATGTAAATAAAAATGATAAGAATTTTGAAACTGATATATCAGCAGTTTCAGCATTAGCAGATTTTGCACAAACATATGGAATTACGCTTGACCTAACAACAAATGGCGTAACACAAGTCATGACCGCTACAAATGCATTAAAAACTATTGAATCTCTTCCAGACCAATTAACTAGAGATATTGTTGCAAAACTTGCAGAAGAAAATCCAGGAGAATGGAAAGCATTTTATGATCAATGGACAATAATTTCAGAAGGTAAAGATGTTGTAAATAAAAAATTAAAGGTAGCATTTGATGTTGCAAATAAAGATAAGAATGTATTAGATTATATTGCAGCAGAAGGAATTAAAGTTGGAGACGTAATTGCAAGAGGATCAATTCTTCCTGGAGAAATTCCTGGAGGAACAATACCTAGCGGTGATACTGGCAAACGAGACACAATACTTGATGATTTATTATTAAAGTTAAAACTATTTAGAAAAGAATCTGTAAACGCTCTTGGTGGTTGGAAAGAACTTGTAAAAAAATTGGGTAGCGGAAAATCTATTAATGCATTTAAAGGAACTACAAACCAACTACAAGGTATGGGCGCTAATGAAAGTTTAGTCCAGTTCGCCCAAGGACTTGGTGCAGAAGAGGCAGGAAAGTTTTTTGATAAGATTACAACTAAAGCAAAGAGTGGTAAGTTAGTATTAAATGATTATGGAAAGTCATTAAACCGACTATTCCCAACAGTTCAAGCGGGTATATATTTAAGACAGCAAGATCAAATTACAAGAGAACAAACAACTCAAAATAAAGCACTTGCAATGCTAAGGGCTAGAGGCGTTGACGCTGCTACTGCACTAGAATTAACTGCTGATGCAGCACAATCGGCAGCCATCATAAGCAAAGATTTAGATGGTAAAGATTTAGAAAAAATGATTGCCAACACAAAAAAGGCTACTGCTGCAACAAAAGAATTTGAAAAGGCATTAAGGGCTACACAATTTGCTGCAGATGAAATGTCAGAAGGATCTGCAGAAAAACTAAGTGAAAACTTTGATTATGCATATCTTGAAATTGAAAGAAAAGCAAGGGAAGCATTTAAGTCTGTAAATAAAATGTCACCAGAAGCAGTAGAGTTAAGTATTACAATTGATGAAAATGCTATTGCAAAAATACAAAGTGAAATATCTGGAATTAATTCACAAATTAAATCTTATAGTCGTACATTAGATTTAATTGGGAGACAAGAAACAGTAATTACTGAAACATATGATAAAAAGATTGAATCATTAAATAAACAAAAAGATGCTCTTGAATCAATCAAGACAGTTAACTCTTTCTTAATATCTCAACAACAAAAACAATTAGGTCTTGCCAATGCATTAACGCAAGGTGATATTTCTGCAGCAGCAGAAGCGGCACAAGCAATGAGAGCAGAGACTGCACAAGCAGCGTTAGATAGAATGACAACTGGGCTAGATGCTACAACTTCAAACCTGGAAGCACAAAAACAAAGAGAGATATCATCTATAACAGCAGTTGTTAATGGTCAAAAAATGACTAGAAAACAAATTGATGATCAAATCCTTTTATTAAATGATAAGATCTACACCATTGAAGTAACACAACTTGAACCGCTACAGGCACAGGCAGACAAAAAGAGACAACTACTTTCTGATCTTGATTTTCAAGTTCAAAAGGAACAGCAGTCATTGCAGATTAGCGGAATGACAAAAACTGAATGGGACTTTATACAAAGATACGCAGATGCCACAAATAAACATCTAGATGGTATTGTAATTGATATAGACAAAGTTGCATCATCTTCTTCATCAGCAGCAGCATCTTGGGCATCAATAGTTGCATCAATGAAACTAGCACAATCACTTGGAACAAATTCTGGGTCTACTAATATTGAGGACATTAAAGCAGGATCAAAATCAGGAGCAATAACACCAGAAAATATTACTCCAGCACAAAAGGCTGTTGTGTTGCAAAGCATTAAAGATTTAAATGCAAAGATAAAGCCACAACTAGAAAAATTAAAAACCCTTACAGGCGTAACAAAAATGTATGGTGGCGTTGTTAAGTATATGGCAACTGGAGGAGCAGTTGGTTCTGATACAGTTCCAGCAATGCTAACTCCTGGAGAGTTTATTGTAAACAAGGCAGCAGCACAACAGTTTGGTCCAATGCTACAATCTATTAATGAATCTAAGTATCCATCTATGCTTGGATCTGGCAGCGGAATGTCTAATGTTCCTATTAATAATATTTCTGCATCTGTTAGCGATAACTCTACAGCAGTGTATAATTATAGTTTAGGCTTTAATATTAATGGTACTAACTCAAATCCTAGCGATATTGCTAGATCAGTTATGACAGAAATAAAGCGGGTAGATGCACAAAGAATTAGAGGACAAAGATAATGGCAACACAAGCATATCTAACAGGTAGACGTAGATATCAAAGACCTCAAGCCATTCTCTGGTCTGAAAATGCAGGAACTTTGGTAGATGGGTTCTATGTACCAACTGGATACGAAATAGGCGCAGATGCCCCTGCAGAGGCTTCTGAGGCACTACTTGATCAGTTCTTAATACTTTCAGATCACAATCGTGGAGAAATAGGGTTTAAGCAAGAAAGAATTGAGCAACGCCAAAGAACAATAAATGGACGTATGCGCTCTTATCATATTGCAGATAAACTTACAATATCTATGTCTTGGAATATGCTTCCATCTAGACAGTATTTTCAGGATCCCGCTTTTAATGTAACTACTGGAACGTCTTCTTATGAAAATCAAACACAAGAATTTACTGCAGATGGTGGTGCAGGAGGAGTAGAACTCTTAGACTGGTATGAAAATCACAAGGGGCCATTTTGGATGTATCTTGCTTATGACAAGTACAGTAATTTTGGAAAAGATAATGCAGCATATGGACACCTTGCACAATACAATCAGATAGTTCAAGTTTACTTTGCAGATTTTAATTATTCTGTTGTAAAGCGTGGTGGAAATAATTTTGATTTTTGGAATATTTCGGTAACACTGGAAGAAGTCTAAAGTGTTTGTAAGTGAAGAATTAAAGTCTCACTTGGAGACATCGGCAACAATTCAAACTAAGTCATTAATTCTGGCTGAGTGGAATATGAATATGCCAAACAATATTTATAAACTTGGAAACTATAGATACAGACCTTCAGGAACAGAAGCACAATTTCTTACCCTGCCACTAGATTTTGATCAACTTGACTCTGGTAATTATTATACTGGTGCAACCGATGCAGATGTTGTTATTGATGGTGGTTTTACAAATGCTGATATACCACAATTATTTACTTCAATAAAAGATAAAGTTAAAACAATTTATTCTTTAGAAGATTGCCTAAAACCATTTAGACCAAGGTCTGGAATTAATAAACCATTATTTATAGGTGGAAAATATATTGCTAACTCAGGTGCTCAGTTAGCACAAAGACCAAGATACTACATGCCGTCAAGAGATGATGAATTTAAATACTGGACATCATATAGAACTGAAGATGGAATTGAGTATGGAATATCAAACATTGTTTCTAATGGTGTTTACTATATTAATGATGCAGTTCCATTTGTTGTATACAAAGAAAAAGTTCCAGCCAATAGACTTATTATAAAAATGCAAACAAACGTTGGAGATATTGACCAAGGGCCTTTTACTACACCTACTGGATCAATAGCAGACCCACTGTTTGGAGATGCAAATAGAACAACTCCAGCAAGATGGAGAATACAATATTTAGAAGATAACAACTGGACAGATGCTTATGTTTTTACAGAAAATGATTTAAGAGAAGACGGGTCTCAAATTATTGGTTCAGATGGATATGTTGAACTTCAATATGGATTAATTATTCCTGAAATATATAAAGATACTTTTGTTTTTGCTGAAACATTATCTTCAGAGTCATTACTTCCTACAGAGTCAATTAATGGTTATGCTTATCTTGTTATTGAAAATGATGGTGAGCAGGGGCAATTCCATATTTGGAATTCAACAACTGCCGAGTATGAAACGTTTACTCCAGAATATAATTGGAAATTAGGCTCTGAAACAATCACTAATCAAACAGGGTTTGTAACAGATTTAACATCTCCTATTTCTTTTGATAATAGTGTTACTGGAAAAACGGTATACAGAGAGTTCTCATACCTACGTGGAATCAGAGTAGTAGTAGAGACAATGAACAAGTTTGACTCTACGTTTGACTTAATTGAAATGTCCCCAAGACTTGTAGTTGATATCTCAGACAAGGCTGTTGAATATACCGTTCGCAAGGTTTTGTCAGATCTTGGAAATACATCTTTGCCTGTTGGACAACTTCTAGCATCTACTGGACAGTTGTCTATTTTTGATGACGATCAAGCATTTAACGACAATAATACAAACAGTATAATCTCTAACTATATAAAGAAAAACATTAAGTTTAATTTTTATGAAGTAATCCTTGATGTTGATGGATTTGATTATTATGTGCCAGTTAAGACTTTATACTCAGAAGGCTTTCCACAAGCAGACATTACTGGCGGAACAATAAGTTTAGAGTTAAGAGATTTTTATTTCTTTTTAGAATCAATGCCTGCACCAAGAATGCTTGTTACAGAAGCATCATTGAGTTATGCAATTACACTTTTACTTGATTATATTGGTTTTAGCAATTATACATTTTTAAGAATAACTGGAGACAAAGATCCAATTATTCCATACTTTTTTATTGCTCCAGATCAAAACGTAGCAGAGGTATTAAATCAACTTGCAGTTTCAACACAAACAGCAATGTTTTTTGACGAATACAATAACTTTGTTGTAATGAGCAAAGACTATTTAATGCCAACAGAAGAAAATAGAGCAACAGACTTTGTATTAAATGGATCAACAAACCAAACAGATTCAGGTGTAATAGAAAATGCAACATCTGGAAATCTTCCAAACATTATTTCAATAGCATCTCAGGATAAAAAAATATATAATGATGGAAAAATAAACTATACAACAAGATACATTCAAAGGTCTTATGGAAACATTCGTCAATCAAGCATGATTGATAGAGATAAAACATGGATATATAAGCCATCTTTGTTATGGGAAGTTTCTGGCACTGAGTCAACAAAAACAATAAATGAAGTTGCATCAAAACAAGGACGCTATGTCTTGGGCGCAATGCCAATTAACTCAGACTTAAATAGTTCTGCCCCATCAGTTGTAAACCATGTTGTTACAAACAATGTTATTGATCTTGGAGAAAATGCTTATTGGCTAACAAGGTACCAGGGGTACTTTTATTCAAATGGTGAAATTATAAAATATGATGCAGCAGAGTTTAATATAACTGGTGTTGGAAATGTGTGGATTAGTAGCAATCAAGAATATCAAAACTATTTTCAGTCATTGCCATTTAATGGAAAAATATATCCAACGGGACTAATAAGAATTTATTCTGTCCCATTTTATGAAACCGTTGATGGAATAACTAGATTGCAAAACGGAGATGTTTTAGAACATGGTCGTGCTCAATTTGGAACACCTATAGCAACACATACTGCTGGAATAAATGATTATTGGTCAAGCAACACATACGTTCGTGGATGTGATATGCAATCTCAATATTTATTTACTACAACTCTGGACTCTGAAGTTATATTACCAAACACAACAACAGGTGCTGCGGGAGTAAATAATGCTTTAGCAACTCAAACAACTAGAAATGGTGTTATAAAAAACTTTATGGCTACAAATTATTTAACTGAAACACAGGTGAATAATTTAAAGTCAACGCAGTCTGGAACAATACAGTCATCTGCCTTAGTGATGAATGGACCATCTTTTGGCCCAACACAAACACCAATTAATTTAGTTTCTTATGTGTATAAAGAGTTAGACAGTTCCTATAAAAACTTTGGAACAAGAATGCGTATTGTAGGTAAAATTGAAAACAACGAAACACGCACTCAAACACCAATAGGCAGTACGCCATATTTCCAGGTTAGCGGTACTGAGCCAAACCAGAATATAAGTATTGGTGGTGGTTCTGGAGGACTCGCAGTTCTTCTTAATCCAGAAACCAATAATGGATATTATTTTGAAATTGTTGCTTTAACAGAAGACAATATTGAGTCTTATCTTAAAACAAATAATCAAGGTCAGTCAGAGATATCAATTAATAATATTGTTTTTTATAAAATTAAAAAAGACTCATCAAATACAAATGCAATACCAGTAAAACTTTGGGGAGGTCTTTCAAAAATTATTGTTGATGATGGAAGATTTACTGGTCAGTATAGATTGGCTGGAGAAGAAAATCCAACAGTCTATGATCTTTCAGTAGAGTATCAAGATATTGGAAAGATTAGAAGATTTTATTTATACATTAATAATAAATTAATTCAGATAGTTGATGATAAAGATCCTTTGCCAATTTATAACAATATGGCTTTATTTACTCGTGGATCATCAAGGTGTATGTTTGAGAATATATATGCGCTTTCTGAAAACTATTCTCAAAATACCGTGTTTACTGTTGGAGAAACTTTGGCATCTGCATTTGGAGAAAAACAAATTAATGTTAGTGATTCATTTAGAAAATATGCAATGAGTGGAATAATACAGTCAACATATCTTTCAGGAATTAGTTCTCAGCAACCACCAAAATATAACATGTATTTTGAGGAATTTGGAACCATTATGCGTGAGTGCGCTTACTTTAATATTAAGTATGATCGTGCATACCCAGCCTTATACGCACAACTTTCACCAACATTTAATAGAATAAAGGGGTACACAACTTCTGGATTCTATGCTGATTCATATGGAGCAGAGTTTTTAATATTTAATTCAACAGATAGCGCAATAAATTTAGACGAAACCACTGGAAATTATTTACGAATTCAAGGTATTACCTTTACGCAGGATACAACACACGAACTAACAGTAGATGATTACTTTAAAAAACGTGGTAACTTATCAGATCCAGAGTTATTGGGTAGTACGCTTACCCTATCACCACTTGTTGAAAAAGCAAGGTACGATGAGATTAGATTAAGTAGGCTTACATATGGAAAGAATGAGTTTAGTATTGAGACTCCATACATACAAACACAAGATGACGCTGAGTCTTTAATGGGTTGGATTGTTAATAAAACTATGGTTCCAAGAAAAGATATAGGGATTAATGCATTTTCTATTCCAACTTTACAATTGGGTGATATTGTAACTGTAAACTATAAGAATTCAGATGGCTTAGATTTGGTTACACCAGATGACTCAAGGTTTGTTGTGTATAATATAGAGTATGCAAGAAAACTTACAGGTCCATCAATGAGTATTTATTTGAGTGAGGTGTAGTATGGGTGCTTTAGATTGGGCAAATTATGAACGACAAAAAGCCAATACAGTTAATAACGATATTAATGCTGCAAAAACAGCAGAAGCAATAGGTATTGTTGGTGCAGAAGAAGTAACAAGAAGAGGTGGAGTAAACTCTCAAGGATATTTTAATGATGTTCCAGCATATCAACAATTAACTGCAAATGAAAGAAAGTCTGTAACTCTTGATGATGGAACAATTAATTCCCAACTAATGCTTTCAATTTTAAATCAAAAAGAATTTCAATATAAAAATGCCAATGGATTGATAGAATTAGATAGACGTGGCAACGAGCCAGGAATTGACGCTGTACCAATGACAACATCGCTAATTAGTGAAATTCAAACAACAACTTTTGCTCCAGTAATTCCAGTAAAAACAGCATCAATAGACACTGTGTTATTTGATGATGAAACAATGCCAATAGACATTATGTCTGATTTAATATTTGAAGATATTGGTGGACAAGAATTAATAAATATTGCTAGAAATGATATTGTAAATGGTCAAACCATTTCATACCAGCCAATTAAAAATTTGTCTTCTTTACAACAACAATATAATCCAAATAACATTTTAAGCCTACAGCAGACATCGGATAAATATTTTGCTAATTTTTCTATAAAACTTGATGAAAGAATTCCAACAGTGGGCAACGGGCCAAATGGCGAATATGTATATCTTGAAGAGACCACGGGAGATCTTATAATTGAGTTAGTAAATATGCCAAGTAGCGAAGAAGTAGACGTAGAGATTACCGTAGATGGTACAATATATCAGGCGGTATTATAATGATAACAAATACAGGTAAAAATATTATAGGTAAATACCTATTAGGTCAAGCACCAGCATATGCTTCATTCATTGCTGTTGGGTGCGGAGCCAAACCTCTTGCTACCGCAGATCCTTTTGCAGACTACACAGCAAAAGAAAGTCTTGATCTTGAAATGTTTAGAGTTCCAATATCTTCTAGAGGTTTTGTAAATGAAGGCGGAACATCAAAGATAGTATTAACAGCAGAACTACCAACAGAAGAAAGATATGAAATAACAGAGGTTGGAATCTATTCTGCTGGATCTAATCCATCTGCTGGATCATTTGATAGCAAGACAGTTTTTTCTTTTACACAAGGTGAAAATTGGCAATACCATTCAGCAGCATCTGTTTCAGAAATTGCAACATATACATCTCCACTAGATGATCCAGAAGATGATAATGTTATTGCAGTTGCAGATACAGTATTTCAAACAAATGCAGATAATACAATTTTTTATAAACAATCTCGTGCAGAGAGATATGAAAGATGTAGGTTTTTAAATAATATTATTATGATTCAGGGTGACGAATCTGACCTTTCAATTAGTGAAGAAAGTGGAGCAGCACAAGATCATTTTGTAGTTGAGCCAGGATCAAATCATATACACTTAACTGGTGGAACTATTGACTTTACAAGAAACTCTCCAATAGATGAATTAAAGTTAGCATTTTCTTTAGTCAATAAAGATGGAGACTCTGTGAGCAGTCCAGAATCTGTTAGGATCTTAGTTGAGTTTGCAGCAACAGAAGAGGCTGGGTCAGAGTTTGCAAGGTTTGAGGCAGAAGTTGTAGATGATAGTAGTGGTGGCGCATATGATTTTTCTACAGAAAGATATTTTGTAGTAACAAAGCAACTTCAAGACCTATATACCTCTGCTAATTTTACCTGGAATGCTGTTACAGTTGTTAAAATTTATGCATGTGTATTTGCAGAAGAGAGTGGTCCAATCGGAGTCCCATCACCAAATTATTATGTTGCTTTAGATGCACTAAGACTAGAAAATGTTGCAACAGTTAATCCACTTTACGGACTAACAGGATATTCAGTAATTAAAAATACAGATGCTACAACTGTAATAAAACCATCAAACACAAGTAATTACATTGAATTTAGATTTGCTATAGGCTTATCAGCAGATATGACATCATAATGGCTGATCCAGGTATTAAAAAAGTTAGAATTCCTAAAAATCAATTACCACCAGTTGGTGATGATAATGAACATCTAATAAGATACAGGGTTATATCTGATGATAAAAACAGGGTATCGCATTGGTCTCCAATTTTTATTGTTCCAGCGCAAGACACTCAGCAGGTTAGTGGACAATTAATCTATACTGGAGGTATCTTGATTGCTGTTTGGGGAGATGAACTGGATAGACCATCCTATGATGTTTTTGTTAAATTTGATGGAGGATCCTATGAATACCACGGAACATCTCCAACACATACATATACATTTTTAAATACAGGAACCACTAGTGCAAGGGTAGCAATTCAAGTTGAGGGTATTAATAAAACAAGAAATGCAGCATTAACAATATTTGAATCAAGCGTAGTATCTGTAGTATAATTGAAATAAGGAGATAACATGGCAAAAGTACCACTACCAGAACGAGGACAACCATTAGATGTTACATACATCTATCAGTTGGCAGACACAATCAATGACCTTTCAACACAGGTTTCTTCCGCAACTTACAATTACACAACAATTGATACAGTCTCTGCTGGAAAGCAAAACATTAAAACATCAGATGCTCGTGTTGTTGGTGGATATGTTGAAGTTGCAAACAATTCAACCGTCAGTGCTGGTAACGAAAAAATATTTTCATACGACTTTCCTAGCGATTTTAAGTTTGCTCCCATTGCAACTGCAACCGCAGTAAATATAGGAAACACGCCTGCTGGACAAAATGTAACAGTAATTTTAAAAAATGTTACAACATCAAGAGTTGAGGGTCTAGTAAGATTTGGTGCATCTGGAGATTTATCTTTAGCAGTACACTTAATCATTATTGGTATTCCAAACTAGAAAACATTTAATGTTAAATTGTAAAAAGTGTGGTGGTCGTTTATTTATTGATAGACAATATAGCGGAGTTCAACATATTGAAACCTATTGTATTGCTTGCGGAGCAAGAAGGTTTTTTCATCCGCCAACAGAAAGTGAAGAGGGAAGATGGTTACTAGCAAAGGAATTATTCAGAGCGAAACATACAATAACGAAACTGTAATTAAAGGCAATAAAAAAATATGGTTTCTTAATGGTGATCTTGTTAGACTCCATCATAGTTCTAGATCTACTGGTTTAGTTTCTGTTTATAACATTACAAAAGATAGACTTGAAACATGTCTACGTGCAGACTTTAGAAAAAATAGAGAACGTGCATATACCGTTGTTGAGACTGCTAAATTAGTTAATCGTCACAGAAAATATATGCCAAAATTAATTAAGACTGGAGTTATACCTCCACCAATTGGTGCCAAGATAAATGGTGAGCGTGGATTTAGAATAAGATCTTATTACTCAGAAAGCATGGTAAGGGATATACGTGCTATACTGGCTACTATACATATAGGACAACCAAGAAAAGACAAATTAATAACAAATAATATGACTCCTACAAGCCAAGAATTGACAAGGCGTATGGGAGACGGTATACTTACATATACGAAGACAGAAGATGGCAGGTTTATTCCTGTGTGGGCAGAGAATATTTAATAATAGAAATGGTGGGGTATGGAAGAAAATAACAGCACAAAGGTATCAGCAACACTGGGATACACATTAAACTTAGGAAATTTTCAATCCCTTAGAGTTGATCTTGGGGTCGTTGACAATGTACGCCAAGGAGAAACTACAGGCGATGCAATGGATCGTGTTTATACCTTTGTTGAAAACCAAGTTATTCAAAAGGTAAAAGACGCAAAAGAATCACTCTTAGAGGACTAATATGGCAGAGCGCAAAGACCGTATGGCTTTGCTAAGTAGATATAATAAATTACATCTACAAAGATATGAAGCCAAGTCTAATATGAATCTTAATGTTGAACAATGGGCCGCAGATGCCCTTGTTGAGTCATACGGTATTTCTCAATGTTATGATTTATTAGATTATTACTTTAAGATAGCAGAAAATCCTACTTGGAATTATTTTGCATATAGTGCAGAAAAAATTCTTAATGGTAAACTAGAAGTAGAGCAAGATATTAAGGAAAGAACAGAGCGCAGGAAACTAGCAAGAAAGTGGATTAGTGAATAATACAGAAGCAAAATTAATTACTGCAGTATTAAACGATAAACAAATTCACGTACTTTTGCAAGCCAATGTTGATAATCTTTTAAGAACTCATAACGATGTCTGGAATTTTATTAGACAGTATTCAGAAAATAATCAATCAGTTCCACCAACATCACTGGTTGTAGAAAAGTTTAGAGACTTTAATCCAGTAGAAGGAGTTGGTGCAACAAAGCATCATCTTGAAGAATTACAAACAGAATATTTAAACGATAGCCTTAAAAATATTTTACGTAATGCTGCAGGCGAAGTTCAAAGCGGTAATGGAAATAATGCTCTTGAACATTTAATTACTAAGACGTCAGAACTTAAAAAGAATACTGCTGCAATTAGAGATATTGAAGTAACAGATCTTGACTCTGCAGTTGCTTACTTTGAAAATGTAAAGAAGATGCAGGATCTTGGACAGGTTGGAATTAAAACTGGATTGCCAGGATTTGATAACTATTTACCTTCTGGAATTATGCCAGGAC